CTTAGGGAGCCAAAGGCTCCCAGGACACTTAAGCCACATTGTGTGCTTAAGTCTAGACTAGGTTAAATTTTTCATGTTTTCAAAACCTTGACATGAACTTCGTTTTATAAATATCAAAACGACGGTAATCTGTATATCAGAATCCGTGTCCTCCGATCAAGAGGGAACGTAATAATGGCAACAGTGTGTTGTCGTAGTTGATTGTATAGTTAGATAATTTACTTGTTATTTAAAACTTTAATATAAAAATGAATTGTATATTAGGATGTGAAAAGCACCAATTTTTATTGAGCTGTTCCAAGCTATTGCGGACCGTGGGAAGTCCAAAATGTAGTTGGAAAACAGAGATTATAATTGATTGTTTGTTTTTAGTGTTCTTTGAATCACTAGGTGTTCGGCATCGCCTGGGGACCAATAGGCCACCCGAGAAACAAATTTGAACATGAGGCAGTGGGCTTTGGTAGGCCACAGAAATGTTTGGATTAATTTAAGTGTTTGAAATAGGAGCTTATGAACGTGTTCACACGCCAATAAGACAGGCTTCAAACCTGGAAAGTAGCAAGAGCCTAAAGACAGTTATTACTAATGAGTGTAATAATGGTAGTACGTAAAATTTGTACTGAGAAACGAGTTGTTCCAGTGTCGCAGTTATAGGTACAAATCTGGTTTGATTTAGCCAGTTACTCATATAGACCACGGGTATTGCATAGTCTGAAATGCTTTTATTCCCATGACTTTCTGCCGAACGTCAATAAACATAGTTACAAGCATTTTATTCCCAAATTCCCCATTTTAATGTTATTTCTTTAATTACCATATTTGATATATTCCCCAATTATTTTATATTACCATTTACTTACAAAATTTTACAATGTTGAATCATGCAAATATTAACATATATCGTACTGGAGAAGCCCATAGTGGCAAACATGCAAATGGCAGTGGTCACAGGAAGAATAACACTAACGTTAGTAGACAACGCCGTATTTGTTCAAATGCCAAGCGGCAGAAGAAGTCTCACCATACCGATTATCGTATGCGTGGAGACTGGACCGAAGACGATTTCCATCACAGCGAGACGGAAATGGTTGCGCACGTTGGAGCTTTTATTAAGCAGCACCGGCGTATGCCACGAATTGAGGAGGTTACTGCATTATTCGGTAGTTTACAATTCGATGACATGGAGCCACATTCTGGTGGTGAGCGAGATTTGAATTGGGATAAAATGCAGGATAGTTATTTACGTTTTATTTCAGAAATAAAAACTAAAAATGCAGCAAGTGACCAAGTTATAAATTTACTTGAAGATATTTTTGCAACCTTTTGGTTGTTAGGGAAATGTAAAAGTACTGCAGATGTTGTTATGCTATTGATGCTGTTTGCCAAGGCAACTTTCAGACCCAGTGAATCGTTTACAACTAAATTGCGCACTTTTATCACGGAAGGGTTGACGGAAGAAGAAAAGCCTGATGATACTGATTTACCTAAACAGGAAGCACAATCTGGTTGGGACGCGAGCAATATTATTAATGCTTGGCGTAAGGGAATGCAACATCCTTTATTTGAGAAATTGTCTTTTGTGATTTCGTTTTTAGTAACTGTCGGATTTGTTAAGGAAAAGTTGTTCACAATAGGTTCTTTTAAATTGTTTAAAGCCGAAGCTTTTACTGCTAGTACACATTGCCATGATATTGTTGACGGTATGCTCTCTACTATATTATTCTTCTTTGAAAAGGGTTATGCTTGTTTCACTAGCGGTAGTTGGCATCCATTATGGGATGCCACGAGCGAAATGAATAAGTTTGACGATGACTTAGCGTTTTTAGTGGCAAACATTAGTAATGTTAAGAATGGGAATTTATTCATGAGAACAAAGATGACTGATAATAAATATCTGGAAATATTGGAAAAATGCCGTGCCACTGTTAAACAGTTGATTGGTTCGGCCCCTAATAGTACTATGAAAGCAATGATGCTGCAAAAGCGTGTTACGTTGGATAAATTGTACACGGACTATGCAAATTTTATTGCCAGTTCAGGATTGCGTGAAGCACCATATTGTTTTTGCTTATATGGGAAATCTTCCGTGGGCAAAAGTACACTTTGTCCCACTATATTAACGGCTTTGTTGAAAGTTAATGGTTTTGAACATACAGACGAGTTTATATGTAATATTCAAGACACTGATAAGTATATGTCGACTTACAAAACACATATGACTGGTGTAGTATTAGATGATATGTGCAATACTAAGCCAGCCAATGCCACTGTTAATCCTACAGCCCGTATCATAGAGATTATGAACAATGTTAGAGTTTATGCTAACATGGCTGAAGCTGACCGGAAGGGATCTACTTTTGTACAACCAAAAATCGTAGCAGTAACAACTAATAGTACAACTTTAGATGCAGGTTTTTGGTCGGTAGAGCCAGTTTCCGTGTTGCGTCGTATTAATTGTCGTATCGTAGTGAGTGTTAAACCACAATATGCCACAAATGGGAAACTCGATTCTAATAAAGTGGCATTAGCTTTTCCTGGTGAAGAAGAAGAGGTCATTAAAGACTTGTGGAATTTAGACGTACAATATTTGGAACCTTCAGCCCCTTCTAATGGTGATAATTCAGCTGAAAATTGGCGTTGGCGTACATTCGTGCATGAGGGGAGGGAATTGCTCAATATTAATGTGTTTGAGTTGTTAAAATTTTTGTGTCCAATAACCCAACAACATTTTATCAATCAGCGCAAAATAGTGGAACAATACACTAATTTTGGAACCAAGTTTGATATTTGTGATAAGTGTTTTTGCGTTAACAAGCGATGTACTTGTGTGGAAGAGATACCGAAGAAAGAACCACATTCTGTGGCTATAATGGAAATGGTTACTTTGACTTTTGCACAGTATGTGATTAGCTTATCTTTCCGTATAGGGAAAGGCCTTCTTTCGGAGCTCAGAAATGCAGTATTTCCCAGTGCCATGGAAATGCGTGCTATTGAACAAATGTCAACAAAACAATTAGTACTTGCCGCACGTAGGTGCGCATATTCTCCGTTTGCATGGTGGGCTAGGCTTATTCCCGACGAGATAGTACGAACACAGGAATTTACATATTTTTATTTTTGGATGTTTAGGCGTCGAATTATGAAAGATGCACTAAAAATATGGGTTATAACAACCATTATTCTTATGTTATTTTTGGTCTTGTTGTGTGATTCATATGCCGATATTAAATTTGTTTGTTTTTATTTTTTGTGCCCTATCGCACTCGTTAATATTTGTATTTCCTACGCCCAGTCACATTTAAAAATATCTGAAGAGTTAGCACGACGTCGGGAAGCGTACGATGTTTACCGTATGAGTGCAAAGAGCGTATCCACTCTGGGTAAGGTTGTCAAGGTTGGTGCTATTGCAACAACTGGAGCTATTGTTTTTTATGGACTTAGAGCAGTCTGGCGCGAAATAGCGCGGCAATGGAACACTGATCCCCAAGCTACTATTAATCCAAAGACAGACGCAGATGTTAGGGAAAGAAATGATACTGTAAATCCCTGGATGCAACGAGTCAATTCTCGTCCCGTTAACATAGGCACGTGTGGTACTATGACGGCCAAAGACTTGCAGAGTAGAGTAGAACGTGCTAATTTAGTCTACTTATCTTATAGAGACGGATTGGAAGCCCCACGATACGGTACGAATGGTATATATGTTAAGTCAAATATTATTATGATGCCGTACCACGTCTGGTTTGAAGATTCAGATTTGAGAAACCGGCCGCGTCAATCGTTGTATTTTGATATTGTGAGAGCAGAAGAAAATGCCAATGGCGGCTGGAAAGCTCGCGACATAGTTGTTCATTATAGTAATGTTGTGCGGATACCTGATCAGGATTTGGTATTGGCTTACGTCGCGTCAGGAGGAATTAGGGCAGACATCGTACCATGCTTCCCAATAGAGCCGTTAACTGCACCTATAGGGGCATTGTGTTCTTATCGCCATAAGGATGGTTCAATAGTTCGTTTCAATGCCGATTTCACGCCTTGCCCAGCTGACTATTTCAACCCATATGGAACAATAGTTCGCATTCCTGGTGGTATAGCGCGATATAATGTTGACACTTTCCGTGGTATGTGTATGACGCCTTTATTTGCGGAGCATTTCCCTACCTGTATTATTGGATTCCATTTGGCAGGTAGTACGGGTAAGCCTACTGGTAGTGTCGGTTCTGTTACTAGAGGGCAGTTGGAAACGGCTCTGGTTACGTTAAGAACAACTCCTGGCTATGTAGAAGCCCATTCCTCTGGTGAAGTTCCTACTCATGTCTTGGGTAAGTCGATACAATTTTCACCACATATCGACATTAAGTCCCCAGTGTGTTATATGGATTATTATAATGCAGATGTTTATGGAAGTTGTGGAGGTGGTACGTCACCCACTACAAAAGTTATACCTAGTATGATTTCGCCTATTCTAACTCGAGAGTTCGGCTTCGAACAGAAGTGGGCTGGTCCCCAATACAGACCCGGAGGAAAGAAATATAAACCTTGGTATGACACTTTAGTACACTTGGTTGAACCAAGACACAAATTAGATCCGGAATTGTTAGATTTAGCTCGAAAGGATTATGTGAATGGTTTCTTGCCATATTTTAGCATGGAATCATTAGTGGAACAATTGGGACCTTTAACGATGGTCCAAAATGTCAATGGTAAACAAGGAGTCAAATTTATAGATGGATTGAATTTATCAACGTCAATGGGTTTTCCCATGACAGGTCCTAAGAGTGATTATATAGTGGATATGTACCCAGAACCAGATGGGAATGGACAAATGATCAGACATTTTCGACCTGAATTAGAATTAGAAAAGGAAATGGCCAAATGTGAAGAAACATATTTAAAGTTTTCCCGTTGTCACCATATTTTTAAAGCTTGTTTGAAGGACGAAGCTACAAAAATAACGAAAGAAAAGGTTCGGGTATTTGAGGCAGCCCCAATATTGTTACAATTGTTAATTAGGAAATATTATTTGCCTGTTATTAGGTTTATGTCTATGGTGCCTGTAGTATCCGAATGTGCAGTGGGCATTAATTGTTATGGTACTGAATGGTCAGAATTGCATGATCATGTCACATATTTCGGAGGAGATAGGATATTGGCTGGTGATTATGCTAAATGGGACTTGCGTTTACCGGCACAATTAGTAATGATTGCTTTTGATGTAATGATTCGTATCGCTAGGCTATCTGGCAAATATTCGGAAGATGATTTAACTATCATGCGTGGAATAGCTACCGATGTGTCGTACCCGGTCATAGCGTATAATGGTACGTTAATAGAATTACATGGTTCCAATCCATCAGGGCAAAATTTGACCGCACATTTAAACAGTGTTTGTAATAGTATATTGTTGCGTATGGGCTTCTTCCATTTAACGGGTATTAAAGCTTGTTTTCAACAATATGTACATGCTTTTACATATGGTGATGATTTAATTAGTGGCGTTCATGAAAGCGTTCCCCAGTTTACACATATTACGTATGCAAAATTTTTGGAAGAAATGGATATAGAGTTCACCATGCCAGATAAAACAAGTAAGCCAGTGGCGTATTTAAATATAGTGGACACTGATTTCCTCAAGCGTAAGAGTCATTTTCACAACGATTTTATGAGATACGTGGGGAAATTAGATTTGGATTCTATTAACAAATCGTTGATGAATCAACGTAAAACAAATAAGGATATGCAAAAACAAGCTATGAGGTCTACCATTCAGAGCGCAACACATGAGTTGGTATTACATGGCGAAGACGTCTATAACCAGTATTGTGAGTGTCTCCGTGTGGCTACAAGTGAATTGGGAATGGTGTTGCCAGAGCTGGACGTTCCCTATGTGGAGAGGGTGGCCAATTGGCATATGAAATATGCACCAGATGGAGTGGGTTATGAATTTTTGCCCAATAGAATACAAGATGCTATTCTTAAAATTAAAGCGACCGGTGAGGTCCCCGTTGTTGGTTCAATGCCAGATTATGTTCCATTTGATTTGGAACTATAAAATATAATCAATCCCGTGGGCACGGGAAAGCCCTTTTGTATATACTGATTACTCTAAAGTGCATTAGTGCTTATGTACATTAAATATTCCCAGTTAGCACAGACTGGAAGGCGACCTAAATGAGTGTAAATAGGATCAATTGCAAGTCACTTAGCAATCAAGACGAAATAAATAAGATGACACAGGACATTTTTCCTGTGCGCCAACCGGTGCGTGAAGCCGTAGGCAAGGATTTGCCGAATTTTGTTGCACACAGTGGTGTGCCTGTTCATGAGAAGGAAGAATATCATTCGCGTGATACTACTAATACAGCGTTACAATTCGCAGAAGGGATAACCGCTGCAAATGTTAGTTATTCGCCGGCCCGTGATGAGACATTTTTAATGTCAGAGAATGAAGACATCGGGTTGCATGATATGTTATCTCGCCCACAACGTATTTTGGGCTTAGAGTGGAATATAGGAGACACGTTGTCTATTCCAGGTGGTGCCATGTCGGTTCTGAGTTTTATACTTAAAAACAAACGGGTAGTCAATCGGATTAACAATTTTGCCTTTTTAAATGGAACTGTCCACATACGTGTAGTTGTTTCAGGTGTTCCACAACATTTTGGATTAGGAATGATTTCCTTGAATCCATGGTTTCGGCAGGACTCAAACAAATATTATAAGGGTGGTTTTTCAGGTCCCACATATAATCAAATGGTACAATTGCCGCATGTTTTCATAGATCCTTCCACTTCAAGTGGAGGCGAAATGTCTTTACCGTTGATAATGCCAACCAATGCATTATTTTTATCTGACGAAGATGCTGTAAATGAAGCTATGGGTATAAATGTAATGTCATTTGGTCCCCTGGGCACGGTCACTCTAGATGCCACACCTGTAACTGTAAATGTATGGGCATGGATGAGTGATGTGATATTATCCAACCCTTTGTCAGAAAATTTACCTTACTTACAAGCCCAGTCTGGGGATGAATATGGGATAGCTCCAGTATCTAAATTTGCTTCCACGTTGGCAAAATGGTCGGAATATTTTGAATATATACCTGTTATAGGTAATTACGCTAAGGCTTCGACCATGATGTTTTCAACAACTGCTAAGATTGCAGAATTATTTGGGTATTCTCGACCCAATGCTAGTAAATCGGAAGTTAAATTTCAACATTCGCCCTTGGGTAATTTAGTACATTACAATTTTGAGGACAGTACAACCAAGCTGACATTAGATTCCAAAGCTGAAGTCACGATTGACCCAAGTGTGTCTGGGATTCGTTTGGGTGACGAAATGGCCATTTCTTCCATTGTTACCCGCGAAGGATATTTAGGTTCGTTTACATGGAAGAGTGAAAATACTTCCAGTCAACCCATTGCGCGGTTTTGCGTAATGCCCACTCTTACTCGCCAAGTCACTTCGACTGGTGTTCTGCCACACACTGATGACGTTTATGATTTTACGCCTTTGGGATTTACGGCATTAGCTTTTCGTAGATGGAGAGGTACTATTCGGTTTAGATTCGTAGTAGCCTGTTCCGCCTTTCACAAAGGTCGTTTACGCTTCGTATTTGACGCAGGAAGTCTCCTAGATAATGATGGAGCTTGGAATCATGAAACTAATGTAAATCAAAGTTACGTGTTAGATCTGTCAGAAAAGAAGGAAATAACTATAGACATCCCTTGGGCCACTTGGGTGTCCTACTTAGACGTACAAGAACCATTGCGATCTGCCCCTTTTCCATATTATGATCTGTCACAAGAACAGTTGGAAACTTTATCACCGAATCGATTGATAATGAACGGTTTATTGGGAGTTCACGTTTTGGTACCTTTGGCATCACCAAGCTCACTAGCCGATGTTCGTATTCACACCTTCATTTCAGGGGGTCCAGATTTTGAATTTCAGGAACCAGGGAATGGATTTGCTAATTACATTTTTGGTGCGTGGGAACCCCAATCTGGTAAAGAAGATTTGGGTGCAGATATTTTGACAGGTAACGATGTTATAGCTACCCAACATGCCAATCCACATGACGTGTTAGGGACTAAGGAAAAAGCTTATACTGATAAATTGGCAGAAATACACTTTGGAGAGCGTATAGTATCAATACGACAACTTATTAAGCGATATGTGCATCATTCACATACCAAAATTTTGGTATCTGATAATTGGGCACATAATCATGTCACTAATACTGATTTCCCATCTTATAAAGGATACGATTTGGCTGCGCGTGGTGCGTCAGAAGATGGGGACCCTTATAATTTTGCTCGAGATTCTTATTTGGCTTATTTCGCATTGCCCTTTTTAGGGTACCGCGGTTCTATACGCCAAAAGTATTATTTGAATTTCAGCAAAACTGGAGATTTCATCTCTTTGGCGGGTTCACGTTCTGACTTTGTGGACGATGGCATAGCAGTGAACGGAATTGCAGGTAGTTTCTCGATGATTGCTAATGTTATTAATTCCGAACACGATGCTCGTTTGGGTACAGTTGTCACCAACCCAAATTTAAATAATGTAGTAGAATTTGAAACTCCATATTATTCACCTTACCGATTTATGTTTGCCAAGATAGTCGATAAGTATGGTGATCGATCCGGTTCTTACGGGAAAAGATTCACTCGGCACAAAGTATCCATTATAGGCAAAAACCCTGATGGATTAACATTTCTCACCCGCTATGTCGCAGCAGGTGATGATTTTCAATATATTTTCTTTAAATACGCTCCTTGTGGAGTAAATAAAGGAAATGCGACACCTAATCCTAGTGATTAAAACCACTGTATTTATTGTAATAACATGTATAGATGTAAATATTGTAAATAGAAGCATGACAAAGGTTTCAACCCGTTCGCGGGGGAGTTTTTCCTTTTGTTATATGCAAGTTTAATGAATGCCAC